CGTTCCACGTACTGAATGGTCCGCTATGGGAGAAGTGTACATACAAACGATACAAGGTCTTAAGCACGCAAATGGAGCAAATGATTCTGTGACCATTTCTGTATTTGCGTGGGCTGAGGATGTTTCCTTGGCCGTGCCCACCAGTGCCGAACCCGGTGCTATTGTGCCACAAGCTCAGGATGAGTATGGAACGGGACCGATTAGTCGGCCCGCCTCTGTTGTGGCAAAAGCTGCTGGTGCTTTGCGTGATGCGCCCGTTATAGGTCCATACGCTAGAGCAACAGAATTGGCGGCTTCTGCCACATCAGCCATAGCAACGAGTTTTGGGTTTTCTCGTCCTGCAATTTTGGATGACATAGTACCTTATCGCCCCACAGCTTTCGGTAACTTTGCCAATACGAACATGCCGGATTCCACTACGAAGTTGTCCACGGACGCTAAGCAAGAGTTGACGGTAGATTCGCGAACTGCGGGGTTAGCCGGGGCTGACGAGATGACGATTAAGAGTATAGCAACGCGAGAGTCGTATCTTACTCAGTTTCCCTGGTCTGTAGCTAGTGCCGCCGAAGATGCATTGTTTCAGATTGAAGTCACGCCGCAAGTATGGGACGCCGTTGCTACATTGACACTACCGGAAATTCATCTGCCGGCTTGTGCATTTGCAACATTGCCTTTCGAGAATTGGAGGGGCACTATGCGTTACCGCTTTCAAATAGTGTCCTCTGCATATCACAAGGGAAGACTTAAAATTGTCTATGATCCATACGCTTTTGCGTCTAACGAGTACAATACCAATTATACTTACATTGTGGACATAGCTGAGGATAAGGATTTCACAGTGGACATAGGATGGGGGAGTTCCCATCCATGGGCAGTGGTGTCTGGCCCCGGTAGAGTTGGAGATCTTTTTGATCCACCGTTTCGTGCAGGGCCTACAACCCCTGATTCTCCACCACAACGACGTGCTAATGGGGTGTTACGTGTGTATGTGGTGAATGAACTCACTATCCCTAATTCTTCAATCAATAATGATGTAGCTGTTAACGTTTTCGTGTCGGCTGCGGATGATTTGTGTGTGGCTAATCCTAATTATCGTATAGATGATTATTCGTATTTCAATGTACCATCTTTGCTTGGACCACAAGCTGAAGATGAAATGCAGGCTACGGATCAGGATACAACGGATGAGCCAAGTAAACCCATGAATCAGGACACCGATCATTTGATGTTAGCCCGGCAAGATAACGCCACGGCTTATGATCATGTGTTTTTCGGAGAAACTATAACATCATTTCGTGCTTTATTAAAGAGATATAATAGAGCATATTTCACTATGACAACTTTAGCAGCGGGGAATTCCCTGCAATTAGTACGCGTAGTGAGAAGGGCTTTCCCACCATATCGCGGTTTTGCGCCAGGTGCGGAATACCTCACAGTGTTAGGAAGATATAATTATGGTCACATGACTTTATTAAATTATCTAACTCCTGCATATGTGGGGTGGCGGGGTTCGCTGAGATATAAAGTGAGCCTCACACAAGGTATTACCACAACTTCGAATCCTGTATTTACAGTTAACAGGATACCAGGTAGTGGTGAAGGCACTAGCGCCACAGTTACGCCTTTAAACGTAGCTAACGAACGGGACACGTTGACCGCTTTACAAGAGGGCATCGTATCCACGGCTGCTGGTGCACATGCTACGGCCACGGCGGTCAATCCTGTATTGGAGTTTGAGATGCCGTATGCCGAAGCAGCTCGGTTTTCTCCTGCTAGACGTGCCAACGTGACAAGTGGCCATGCCGATTTTTTCGACACGGTGTTTGCGTTGACAACGATTACACGGAGTGCGGGCGCGGCTGTGCAAAGCAATCCTTTGATGGATTACCATGTTTCAGTCGGAGAAGATTTTTCGCATTTCTTCTATATAGGTCCCCCTATATTATATCTTAGGGGGACTCCCCCCCCTTAAGGGGGAAAATGCTCCTGCAGCTATATACGTTTGCTGAGGGGCGACAAAATCCTATGGGCAGTCCATAGGTGGTCTTAACGGGCCGGAACTGATGTTCCAACTGCCATAATCAAGTTGATTTTTGGGTTTTTAAGTTGGGCATCAGCCCGATGGAATTTTACCAAGATTGCAACTTATTGTGGCAGCCAGTGGCTGCG